AAGCTTACACATATCAGCAAACGCATCCAAGCTACCTGACCAGTACCACTCAGTCATCATAGACTGTGGTAGTACCATACGTGCTTGCTCTGGGCAGACACCTAAGTCTAGTAGGTACTCATACTCAGTCAATGCAATCTCGTTAAAACCGTTGTCAGATACAGTTACTTTACCTGCGCTACCTTGCTTTTTATCAAGACTTCGCCCCCGATATGTATCAGGTACATAAAACTCAGGCTCATTATCCACATACCTACGGCTAATCTCATTCCACCGTAGAAACTTATGCTTCACAAGTTGCCTAGCTACAAAGACTGGTGCTTTGATGTGAAAGCTGGCAAAGCAATGCCCAAAGGGGCTGATGTGCTTGTGTTTGGCTAGGTATTGTATAAGCTTCCTATCTTTTGTTTTAAGGTGCTGCTTAAAGCTGTAAGCATCTGACTCTTCGTAATCCCACTCAGTTTCTTTACCGAATGAAACACGGGCAGCGTTACAGACTGTAAGATCATTACCCATGCTGGCTTTAAAAGTTACTTCAATCATTATAATTTCTCCTCTTTAGCTCCTGCCTTTAAAAACCATTCATTAAGTCCTTTTAAGCTACCTCTATGATGTTCTGTAAACCATGATGCATGGGGTGATTCATAACTATATAACTTCAAACTTTTTTGTTGCTCTTCTGTGGTACGTTCTTTTAAATTATCAATAACATCCCACTTATTTCCACCCTTGGATACATAAATTGTATCTTCACTGTAAGAAGGGTTAAGCACGAAGGCTATATAAGTTGTACTTGATTCAGGTAAAAAGTTTTTACTCATTCTTCTATCCTATTAATAATATCTATGGCCTGTTCTACTGACATCTTAAACCATTCACCGTTTTGTTTTTTGTTATGCCCAATGTGGATCTTCTGAGCCTCTACATGTGCAATACTTTCTGCGACATGTCTATCAGAAAACTTTTTCATGTAGGCATACTCGTGGTTTCTATATGGCGTTGATGTATGAAACTGACCTATTCTTCTATCTTCATAGCCTGTTTCTACTATCCCAATCTTTACCCACCCTTCAAAGCAAGGCGTAGTCACGACATACACATAGCCCTCTGCTGATTTTACTTTTTTACTTTCCTGAGTAAAATCGCCTACTATAATCTTTGCATCTTTATTCATCTTAGCCACAACTTCTGCCCAAGTTTTAAAATGTCCTGGAGTGTGGTATCCAAGCAACACAAAGGGATGAGGGTCACGATCTTTCCTTGTGCCTTTAGGTATGTAACCATCCTTATATTCAGGCTTAGCTTCTGCTACGTACATCCTTCCTTTGTTTCTTTTATTATGTGTAAATAGACGTTGACGGGGCTTACCGTGTAACATGTACCACCATTCGCCATCAATAAATTCTGCGTTAGCAAGGTTAAGTTTATTACTCATTGTTCAACATTCCTTCTAGCTTTTCCATGTCTTCTTCTACTCTGTATTTAACATCGTCGTTTAGCATGTAAGCCATAGTGCGTAGCCCTGTCCATGCCTGTATCTCTGACCTGTACTTGATAGTCTTATCTATAGCATCAGGATCAAGAGCAATAACAACCCTATCGTATTCACCTATCTTCTCCATATGCTTGTCTGTTAATTGAGTACCAAGAATAGCCATGCTAGTTATATGCGGAAACTCTTGATATGCAACGATTGCTGATACCACATCTTCAACAATGAATAGGACAGACCCTGTACCTATCGTGTAGTAGTCAGCTTTGCCTGTGTAGCGATACCATTTAGGGTGCTGCGTATTACCTACAGCCCTACCGATAGCGTCTACCATGCGCCCCTTGTGGTGTATCGGAAATACAACACGCTCATCTTTAACATCATAAAGTAAATTATCTATTGCTAAGCCCCAACGCCTTACAAACCTGTTAAACTTTAGGTGTGTAGGCATAGGCTTAACAACATACTGTGGGATCTCCATAGTCTCTTTCTCCCTATGTCGTTTTTGCTCTGCAGTTTGTCGCATAATCATCATTATTTCTGAAGCAGTTAAATCAGTGTGGATAAAACCACCGATAGTGCAGGTATTTTTGTAGCAATTATACTTAACCACACCGTTGTCGTTGGTTGCAGTGAACGTATTACGCCCACCACATACAGGACAGTTACCACGATGGTTCTCACCCGTAGTCAGGCACAGATCACCTACATATTTACGAATCTTCATCATCGTTACCTCTTGCTGCTAAAGCTCTGCTTGCACCGCTGAATGTATTGACCATGTAAGGCTTCAATGATGCAGGGTTCACATGCCCTGTTACTTGCATGATACCCACTAGGTCAACCCCTGCTTCCATCATTTCAGTAACGGCAGTACGGCGCAGCGACATAGCTGTAAGCTCTCTAGGTAGATTAGCTTCGTCCAGTACCTCATTGATAAGAGGGGCTATTTCATTCAAGCCGTAGCGTCTGACTTGACCACGATCCAGTGATACCTTTGGTGCAACATAATCTTGAAAGCCAAAATCTTTGTGCTGCTCACGTAACATCTTGCACAGGTTTTGACTGATAGGCAGGTGCACATCAGCACCCCTCTTAGATTGTGTCAGATCCATGCGGCACTGATCCAGATCTAATGCACCCCATATCAGAGTACGCATGTCACCAGTACGTTGACCCCAATCATATGCCATGTGAACAATCAACCCAATGCTGCGCCAACGCCACTGGCTGTACGCTGTAGTGAGGAAGGCCTTTACAGATGCCCGATCCCACTTGGTCTTTGTTTTACGCTCTGTGCTAGTCTCTATGAGGCTCACAGGGTTATGTCGCATGACATCCTTGGACATGCTGTACTTCCATGCCCTAGATAGCACAGACTTTGTGTAATTAGCTGTGCGGATGCCGTGATCTTGTTCCCACTTCTCATAGGATTTGTTTAGCATACCGGCTGTAACATCTTCGATAGCCTTACTGCCAATAGATTTATTAACTCTAGCCAAGTGATACTCATAATCTTTCTGGCTGCGAGGGCTGAGCTTAGCAAAGGCAGGGCTGTGCAGGTAGTAATCAATAAGCTTACTTACCTTGTCTGTTGCCTTTGGGATCTTTACTTTTCTCATTTTCCTTGTCTCCTTTTTTACTGGGGGGCATGTTGCCCGCCCAGTGTGATGCATCATCGTGAGGGTTATCGCAATCCTTTTCGCTTTGCACTGCTTAGCTCCTCATTGCTAGTAAACATCAAAGCAACAAAACCCATTACATAAGCAGCACAAATTAATAACACGATGCTATACTTTAAAATGAAGGAAACCATACATCACCTTTCTTATCTAACTCAGTTATATGCGCCAGATCTGTGCGTAGGAAATCAGCGCGCTTAAAGTCACCTTCCCACTCTAGATCATCTATCTGTCTTTTTAGAGAATACATAAGCTTCCTCACTGATATGCAGTTTCGCGGGGTATATACTTCTCCCTTTTCGTACAAACATCCTTCTTTTGTTGCGCTGTTCACACTGCACTACCCTTGCTTTGACGTTTTCCCATTTAGAATACTTCTCCAATAATTTATCTACTTCAAGACGGTTCTTCGTGCTGATGTAACAGAAGTCAAAACCTTTAGCATCACTAAGCCATACACGATAGATCATTTAGGTGAACCTTGTAGGTAGTAACGCACATACCGTTGATTGGTGACAGGGTGCCACTTTTTCATAGATAGAATGTCGTAGCCCTCTTCACGCATCTCTTGGATACGCTTGGTCAAGCTGCTTATGCTGTATTCAATCAGAGCTTCACGCACTGTGATTGAACCTGCAGTTTTAAGGTGCTTCAAGATAGTTTGTTTTTGATTAGTCATTACCATTTTCCTTTTCTAATCATCCAATATGACCAACATGTCATACAATGCCCTTTTCCACAGATCAAGTCGATCAAAAATACCAAGTTAAACCTGTGATCTTTTTGCCACTGATAGTTACGTGCACTGAAAGTTTGGTTCGATGAACCGCCTAGCAGTACGTTAAACCAGACAGAGGTGGCAATGCCTAGTCTATACAAATAACCACTCATTCTTCATAATCCTCTGGATCTGGATCATATTCCATAAAAACATTACGCCATCCATCCGTTGTTAGCTTTTTCAAATGTTGAACAGCATCATGTAGATCAGTATGCCCTTCCCATGTTGTCTCCCACTCACCGCAACACAAGCCATCATATCTAATAACCCAGTGATCCTTCATGCTGTCACCCCTCTTACATAGCCCTCTAAGATGGCTTGCACTTCATCTAATATAGCGTTGAAACAATCCTGCGCCTCTTCTGTATAGCGCTCATCGCCGTTCTCATCCTCAATATCGAATAGATCAAGGTATGCATCATTCATCCATGCTTCTGCAATCTCTGCAGATAACTCAAGAAATGTCTCATTAGATATTTTCATTATATCGTTACCCCATTTGCATAATACACTGCACTAGCAAAACCACGGGGCGTTGCGCTGCGTATGTTCTTAGTCTTCATTGATTTACCACCAAGCTTGCGGTGTTGCTTGCTGTAGCCCTGCTCTGGCTCTACTGGCAAGCGGGTGGGCATAGTAAAGCCATTACCTGTCCACAGACATGTCTTCTTAGGATACGCATCACGGGGCGCAATATACTCAGGCCATGTTGGGTGCTCAGCATTGCTCTTGCAGATGTAACCACCATACTCATACGGTTGGAAGCAGTGATCAGGCTTGCGCCACAGCGTTGCCAATCTAGAGACAGGGTTCTCAATAAAGAACGGCACCCCAAGCTCATTAAATAGCTGTGCACACATCATTGCATAGTTTGCTGCTTTGATCTGAAACAAAGGGTCTTTCTGTGCTTTGCGCTTGAAGTGTGCTGCACCTGATACAGCCAAATCAGTACAGACAGGAAAGGCCATGCCAAACACCACGTTTTCAAACTGCAGGTTCACGGCAATATTGTTGAGCACATTCTGGTCATGCAGATCTGCTTTGACATACTTGATGCTGCCACCGCTGCCATACACATCTGTAACTGTATCATCGTGCTGTATATCAAAGGCAAGGCAGCTATACCCTGCTTCTGCCCAAGGCTTGAGAGCCTCGCCTGTGTAATCGTAAAGACTGATGACATACTTATCTACATTAATATTCGACATGGTTAATCTCCTCTTCAATAATAACCCTGTAGCCACTAAGGGCCAATTCTTTGACACGATCAAGTGCTAATTCAACATCAAGATACCAACTTTGATTGTGTTGCTCATTTGCAACATTGGTGGTTGCAACGTACCACATGCTTTTACCTGTCAATCTCATTTTAAATGCTCCGCAAACTCTATCGCTGCCTCTGCCATCAAGCAGCGCATTTCTTCCAAACCATAATCATGCAGCCGATAAACGTAGTCGCTGTCATATCCATTATCCTCAAGCCAAACAGCCAGATCATCAATCATCTGTTCACTGGCAAGTGATAGCTCCGCTGCGTCTTCGTTAAAGTAAGCCGCTTTGGCTTGTTCAAAAGTAAAGTTTTTCATCTGTCCATACCCCATCTTTTTGCAATTTCAGCCAATTTCTTTTCGTTGCCAACCGGCAAATACACGCCATAAACGTCTAGAACCCTGCGCCTGTCACGTTTGCGCTTCGCAGTATCCACCCATGTTTGACCTTGCGGCCCCAGCGCTAATACATGGCCCTCAACGCGCACTACATAAAGCACTACATCACCGTGCGTTTTGAAATGGTCTTCAATCTTGCCGCGCAAGCTTCCTACCGTACTATCCTTTGTGCAATGCACTGCAGTCTTTACGCTGCGGAAACCATACAAAGATCCAATAGCACGTTTTAGATCCGGCCATGTGTGAAGGTAAAGCGTTTTTTCTTCGACACCTAAAATCTGAGCTATAGCCAAGCCACAAATATTCTTGCGCGGGTTGTCAGGATTATTTGACGTTTGCATAAGGTATTTTCTCTTAAAGTATTGCATCTTTTATTTCTCCGGTTTGTTGCCGCATCAATCCATATGACAGACCAAGATGCCCACCATATTTTTTTGGTTTATCAGTAAATCGTAGCGCTAAACGCACCCGCCTCTTTTGCTTTTTATAACGCCACAAATAAAGCATTGTTTCCTGTCTATCAATTTCTTGCTCTAATGCTTGCGCCTTGCGGATTGCTTTTAATGGGGTTTTCATTTTGTCACCTTAATTTGATGCGAGCGCGGCGCGTTTAAGTTTATCTCAAAGCGCAACCCGCCTAAGCAATCGCGGCCAGTAATAACGCAATCAAGCTTTCGCGCTAATTGTTTAGCCTCTTTAAGCTTGTTATATGCGCTCATATTGCTTCCCAATATTGCAAGCGCTTTGCCGCGCTCGTATTGCTTGTGTAGATAAATGGTTAAATTTTGCATTGTATTTACCTTCAAATTTAAAATCTATTATCGACATACATTCCAAGCAATTGCTCGCGCTTTTCTAATACGGCGCGTATAAATGCATGGCGTTGATCACGCGCAACCCGCGTTTTTCTATGCGGTTTTAAGCAATCGTGCACGGCTTCAATGAAGCGCTTAGGCGGTTGTCCTATGCCGCCTGCGAGGCGCTCAATATGGCAATATGTTGAAAATGTAACTTCCATGATTTTATATCCTTTTGATATGGGGTTTTAGTGAGTAATAAAAACGACAGGTTTCTTCGCGGTCCAGCATAGAGCACAAGCGCCACAATCAGGCACAAGCGTTTCTTCGCCCTTTTGTGCATACTTGCCAGTGGCCTTGCTGATTTGCGTAGGGCACAAGAACGCTTGCTTGGCTTGTACTGCAGCAACGGCGCGGTGATCATCATATGAATTTGCTGTCCATGTTGCATCGTCGAAGTTACCAGAAAAGCGGATTGCAAAACGATCAGGGCAAGCATTGCGAAGTGATAGAATAGCTTGGCCTATTTCGCGCTCTTGCTTGTCTTCTGCATTGGGCTGGTTTGCAGTATAACCATAGATATGCAGGGCTGGGAATTTGCCAAGCCAAGAGGCCCATTTTGCAACATATGACACGCTGTAAAAATCGCCTAGAATATGCAAGCGAACCATAAAACCTGCAGGGTGTTTGCGCTGCAGCTCTGCTAGTTCAGTTTCAAGCATTGCTTCAAGCTCAGGGCCAGCTTGATATCTAAATGCGTACATCATATTGTTACCATAGCAATCGGCCCAATGAGCACAAGAGCGAGGGCATGTTGCGCGCTCTTCAAGCGTCAATGTGTAAATCGGGAAGCCTGCGAATTTACCTTTTGTGATTGTTTTGCCAAGCTTAACATTTGTTGAGCGCTTGATAAGCAATTCGGTTTTGCCCATTGTTTCGCGGCTGGCTTGCTTAACACGATTGCCAAAAACTGTCTTAGCGTTGGCAATTGCAATTTCTGTTTTTGATAGGGTTTTCATTTTAGTTTTTCCTCTTTGCTAGGGTTTTAGGCAATTGTGCCAAAAATACGCCACCCGCTACAATGGCGTATTGAAAGCATAATTATGACAGTCCATATAATATATTGTGAATTTCAACGGGCACGTTTTGCTTTCGCTTAAATTGCCCGTCATAAAAGCCATAAATCTTGCGCCCCTTGAATACGACAATTTCATGAACGTCATTTATGGTTAAACCGAAAGGCTTTTTTTCCATCTGACTAAAATAACGTGCTTTTGCAGCGCTTAGGGTTTTAGCCATAGGCTGCATTAAACCGTTGCCGCGTGTGGTGTTTACTTCAATATAATACATTTTAGTTTTCCTCTTTTTGGTTTTGGATCAATTCAATTAAGCCGTTAAAAAATACAACCCAAGCATTATGCGACATGTGGTCTGTTTTGTATGCGCCATTATCATAGTAGCGCTGCACCCAATCCGCTAAGCCGAATTCGGCAAAAAACGCAACGTCTTCATGATCCGCGTCAAGTGCGCCAATAATTGAACGTGAATTATCGCGAAACAAAATCTTATCTTTAAGCAGAATATATTCGATCACTTGCGGCCCGTCATAAACGCGGCCCGTTTCAAAAGAGTCATATAGCCAATCCGTCATTTTGTTTTTCCTTTTGTTTAAAGTTAAATTGTTTCGAATCATTTGCGCCGTTTTGCGCCATTGTCCAGCCCACCAAATGCCAAACTATACGCCTGTCCTTGCTTTATATACGCAATTACCTAAGCCAACACCTTTGGGTAGCGCACGGATAGCTGCCGCCCGGCTAAAGGATATAACGTTATAACCAAAAGGATATAGCACTATACCAAAGGATAGTTTGTATATCCGATAGGTATGTTTTTGGGGTTAAAGCTTTTTAAGGTATCGTGATAAGGAAAAGCGCTTTGGGCGCTCTACGGGCTGTTTTAGCGGCTCTGAGCGCTATATATACCAGCGGATATAGGTTGAGCTAACCTGTTGTGCCACTCGTATATCCAACAGTATAGCGCAACCAGGCTAAAGGATAGCTCCCCCGGCTAAAGCATAGATGTTATATCCAAAGGGATAGGTTAAGGATAGGTGCCGCTTTTGTGATCACATATTAAAAGAGATTGCTGGTTTGTGATCACATTTAAAGAGGGGTGGCTATTTTGTGATCACAAGAAAGAGACGGGTAGGGGTTTTGTGCATCAAATCCGCGAAACGTGCCCCATATGAAAAAAGACGTTAAATTTTCACGTTTTTAGCATTTTATGGACTGCATATCAGTTATAAAATCGTGTCTTTTCAATGGTTTACGCAATGAAATCAGCACAAATCAGCAGAAAAAACATAAAAAGGTATCATGCTACCCCCCTGCGAGGGCCGGTACCCCCATCCACGATGTACGTGTATGTACAAGCACACAGAAGTGGTTTTTTAAGCCACAACTTTTACGTGTATACGCACCTATGTATTATCACATATTGTTACAAACCTGCAATATATGTAACATTTTACAAGTAATCGCTTCCGGGGGTATTGACAGGGGTGCTTTTCTGCGTATAACTGCGTAGCAGTAGCAGCAGAGTTATAACATTTTAAGTTAAAACACTTAAAAAAGAGTAATACTTAAAAGTAAAGTAATACTTTAGAAGAGTTATAACTTTATATAAAGTGTTGTAAATGGGTTAGTGGACATAGGAAGAGTTATAACACTATAGTAACACTTTATTCTTGTATAACATGTTTGTAAGTGATATACTTTCTTTAATGTAACACTTTCTCATAAGCAATAATCATAATTTGTGTTACAAACTGGTACGTGTTGCAACTCTTAGTGTTGCTCTCCCCCTTGTCTCCTCTCTCAATACTTGTAGTTTGCGGCACGTACCACTTTTTACGTATATTAATGTATTGACAATGAAAAATAAAAACATACAACTATACGCATCTGATAATGTAATAGAAGAGTTTTACGATGCTCTTGTATCAGGTGACGCAGCACGTTTGAAACGTGTACACATTCCTAAGAGTGACGTATTCTATGTAAGGGCAGCTATAGAGGCTGACACTGGCATCAGGTATTCTTTAGATCACGTAGAACGTGCTATGTACTTAGAGGGCCACTTACCTAGAAGAGACGTATTAGATCCTGACAGAAAGCGGAGCTACGGCTAATGCCCTATATGACTAACGGTAAGCGTGACTACAAGAAGCAGAACGCTAAGTATGACAGTAAGCCATCCGTAAAGAAGGATAGGGCTTCTCGTAATGCTGCACGTAAAGCTATGGTAGCTGGTGGCTTAGCTAAAAAGGGTGACGGTAAGGATGTTGACCACAAGGATGGCAACCCCCGTAACAACAAACGTTCTAACTTGCGTGTACAGACTAAGGCTAAGAACCGTAGTGTAGCCCGTACAAGCAGCAACAAGAAGAAGGTATAGCTCACATGGCTAACGAGACTCGTAGAGAAAAAGCTATACGCAAGACTACTAAAGGTAAGAACGCTAATTACCGTAAGACAGAAGATGGTGCAGGTATGACACCTACAGGTATAGCTGCTCACAAGAAAGCTAATCCAAAATCTAAGCTACAGGGTGCTGTGACAGGGGAAGTCAAGAAGGGTAGTAAGGCTGCAAAGCGGCGTAAGTCTTACTGTGCTAGAAGCGCTGGGCAGATGAAGAAGTTTCCAGAGGCAGCTAAAGATCCTAACTCTCGTTTGAGACAAGCCCGTAAACGTTGGAAATGCTAAGGAGTATATACAGTTTTGAAGAGTCAGATTAAGAAGTTACCTAAACGTAAACGCCCTATTCAGAAGCTCAAGAAACAAAGATACTTACAAAAGAAGAAAGACAAGGAGTTTGACGCAGGTGACACTTATATCTCACCTTCCGCTGCCTAGTATGCCTTTTCAGACACATGAGAATATTGTGTTTGAGAGTCAGGACAGAGACAGATCACATAAAGCTAATGTAGAAGAGAAGCCAGAGGTAAACAAGGTTACGCCTGACACTGCAGTAGAGGATCTTAAATTAGTTAATCAGAAGTATGCATACCACCCTGATCCAAACAAGCTTAGAATGCCTGATGGTCAGATTGTAGACTTTATCATTGCTTAGGGGTAGGCGATGCAAATTGAGAGAGAGACATTATGGATCCTATTACAATCGCTATGGCGAGTTTCAGCGCCGTTAAAGCAGGGGTTTCTGCTGGGAAAGAAATAACGTCTCTAGCTAAAGATATTGGTAGTTTATTCCAAGCCATTGATGACATTAAGGATGATCACAGTAAGAAAAGAGATAGTGTCTTTGCTAATTCAAATGAGGAAGCTTTATCCACGTTTGTAGCTCGTAAGAAAGCAGAGGACATGGAAGAGGAGCTACGTCAGATTGTGATAGCTACTCGTGGTTTCTCAGCTTGGGGTGAATTGGTAGAGTTACGCAAAGAGATACGTGTACGTAATAAGAAGGAACGGGAAGAGAAGCGCAAGAAAACGCAAAAGATGGTAGAGAATATACTTCTGTATGGTGGTATAGGTCTAATATTCTTATTTGTTTGTGGTTTTGCGTTACTAATCCTATTGAAATACATGGGAAAGATATAACATGGCTACACCGACTAACAAAAAACTCTATGCGTCTGTAAAGGCAGCAGCTAAAAAGAAGTTTAAAACCTGGCCTAGCGCTTATGGGTCAGCATGGTTAGTTAAGGAGTACAAACGTAGGGGAGGCAAATATAGTGGCTCAAGCAAAAACAAAGTCGCGTAAGACAGGCCACCTAATACAAAGCCGTAGGGGTTATTCTAAGGGCGGCTTAGGTAAGTGGTTTGGTGAAGAGTGGACAGATGTAAAGACAGGCAAAGAATGTGGTCGCTCAGGTAGTAAAGACTCAGGTAGACCCTACCCTGCATGTAGACCTAAAGCTGTAGCTAGTAAGATTAGTAAGAAAGAAGCAGCTAAGAAGACTGGCCCTAAGAAAGTGAAGTGGTCAACGACTGCATCAGGTAGAAAGAGGAATGCGTAATGGCAAAGAAAGTGTGTCCTAAGTGTAAAGGCAAGGGTTGCTCTCATTGTGGGGGTACAGGTTATCATAAAGTAGGAATGGAAAAGGGTGGTGATATGGGTAAGAAACCAATGAATGCTGGTATGGCAGCACTAAAGAAAGAAGCACCTGCTGTAGCTAAGAAGATGGGCTACATGTATGGTGGTATGGCTAAAAAAGGATTTAAGCACGGTGGTCTAGCGTGTGGTGCATCTAATCCAGCAAAGAATCCTGTTAAGCGTGGTAAATCATAATGGCTAAGTACTACGATAAGTATAAGAAGCAGCTTAATGCTGCAGGTTACACTATTGATGGTGATGGCATGGTATGGGATGCTAATGGCAATCAAGCTGCAGGTGAGGATCGCTTTGGTAACGTACAGAGTAAAGACCCTAATGTTACTCAAATCTGTATGGATGCAGAGTCATCAGGTATCTTTAACAAAGTAAAGAAGGCTATTAAGCCAAAAACTAAGAAAGAAGCTTAATGTCTTTTGTGAATCAAGGTAAGCCAGCACGTATTAAGTCTGTTTATGGGCATAATACAGGTACGACTACAGAGAATGTCTATACATGTCCTGCAAACTGTACTGCTGAGATTACTTTTATTCATGTAGTTAATGGCGGTGGTTCTACTAACACAGTAGAAGTAGGCTGGTATGTAGCAGCAGCTACTTATGTTTCTAAATTTTTAAGTGCTAAATCTCTAGGTGCTGGTGATTACATAAGCTTCAATCAGATAGATTTAGTACTACAACCTAATGATCAAATAAGAGTTACCCCTACAGGTTCTGGGCATATAGATACGATATTAACAGTTACAGAAACCTTTGTGCCTGTAGGGTAACGGGTATGCACATTATGTATCTACTATAGCGCTAACATATAAGTATAACTATCTCCTGCACATACAGCAAAAGGAGATAGTGCAATGTTTAAGAATTTACTGACGCGTATTCAAAATCACCAGCAGCGTAGAGCAGACTACTGGGTTTTAAAGAATATGTCTAATAAAGAGCTACACGATATAGGTATTTCTCGTGGTGAGATATACAACCGTGTATACGGTGAGTATAAGTGAGGTTAAGAAACAGTATTCCTGTTATTCTTAGCCTTACAGTTTTTACTCATGTATCATCTGGTGATACAGATAGACAGACAGGTTCTGGGCTTAACAGAGGCTTAAATAAAAATAAAGCTTGCTTTTGTAATAAAACTTCATAAAACTATAAGGCAAGCCTATCTATAAAGGACAACTTCATATGGCAAGAAACCTAACAGAGAACCAACAAAAGTTTCTAGAAGTACTCTTCGATGATGCTGGTGGTGATGTTGTGCTTGCTAAGAAGTTGGCAGGTTATAGTAATGGTACACCAACCCGCATAATAGTAGAGGCACTAAAAGATGAAATTGCGGAAGCTACAAGATCTTATTTCGCCCGTACAGCGCCTAAAGCTGCAATGGCAATGGTACAGGCTTTGTCTGACCCTACAGAGCTTGGTATAAAAGATAAGATGAGTGCCGCTAAAGACTTGCTTGATCGTGCTGGGCTTGGTAAAGTAGATAAAGTTGATGTTACCTCAACAGGTGGCGTCTTTTATCTACCACCAAAAGAAGGTAATAACGAATAGTAAGACCAAAGCACATAAGCAGAGACTTAGAGTATTGGGAGCTACCTAAACCAAAACGCGGCAAAGAGAAAGAGTGGCACGTTATAGCCAAGCTAACTAAGAAGCCGCCTTTTGGTTACTCGATACACCCTGACAATGAAAATTTGTTACAGCCTATACCGCTTGAGTTAGAAGCCTTAGAGCTTGCAAAGCGGCATCTTCAACAGTATAGTTACAGGGATGTAGCTAATTGGCTCACAAAGCAAACTGGACGTAGCATATCACATGCAGGTCTTAGACAGAGAATAGATATTGAGCGAAGACGTAAAAAAGCTGCTACAATTAAACGGAACCTTGCCAAGCGGCTCGAAACGGCGTTATCCGAAATCGAGAGGCTCGAAAAAGGCTGTATCGGAGCGTACTCAGAAGAGTGATAATATAGTTATCACCTCGAAAGAGACTATACCTGCACAGGTAGTACCTGCAGAGTTTGACGTTGAGGCGGCACAGGATATAGTGTTCAAGCCTAATCCCGGCCCTCAGACAGACTTTCTAAGCGCATCTGAGCGTGAGGTATTGTACGGTGGTGCAGCAGGTGGCGGTAAGAGTTACGCAATGCTTGCTGACCCTTTACACGGTTTAAATGACCCAAACTTTAGTGGGTTACTTGTACGACATACTACGGAGGAATTACGTGAGCTTATTCAAAAAAGCCAAGAGCTTTATCCTAAAGCCGTTCCGGGCATTAAGTGGTCTGAGCGCAAAAGTCAGTGGACTACTCCGAAAGGTGGTAGGCTCTGGATGTCGTATCTTGATAAAGATATGGACGTTACTCGTTACCAAGGTCAGGCGTTTAACTGGATCGGATTCGACGAGCTAACGCAGTGGCCTACGCCTTATGCGTTTGATTATATGAGGAGTCGCTTGAGGTCTGCCCATAGTACAGACTTAGGTTTGTACATTCGTGCTACTACAAACCCAGGTGGTAGTGGGCATAGTTGGGTTAAAAAGATGTTTATTGATCCAGCACCATCCAACAAACCTTTCTGGGCAACTAACATAGAAACAGGGGATACTATTACATTCCCTAAAGGTCACAGCAAAGAAGGTCAGCCTCTATTTAAGCGTAGGTTTATACCTGCTAGTCTGTTTGACAATCCTTACTTAGCTGATACTGGTGACTACGAAGCTATGCTTTTGTCTTTACCAGAGCATCAAAGAAAACAACTACTAGAGGGTAATTGGGATGTCAATGAAGGAGCAGCTTTCCCAGAGTTTAACCGATCCATTCATGTCATTGACCCTTTTGAAATACCAGACAACTGGGTTAAGTTTAGAGCTTGCGACTACGGCTACGGTAGTTATACAGGAGTTTTATGGTTTACTGTCGCTCCCGACGAACAGCTTATCGTCTACAGGGAGCTTTATTGTTCTAAAGTTACAGCTTCTGATTTAGCTGATATGATACTGGAAGCGGAATCTAATGATGGTGGTATGCGATATGGTGTTCTGGATTCTAGTTTATGGCATAACCGTGGTGATACTGGGCCATCACTGGCTGAACAGATGAACATGAAGGGTTGCCGTTGGCGTCCTTCTGATAGGTCTAGAGGCTCTCGTGTAGCTGGTAAGAACGAAATACACAGGCGTCTGCAGGTAGATGAGTTTACTGAGAAACCAAGACTTGCTTTTATGAGTAACTGTATTAACACCTTATCCCAAATACCTATTATCCCTCTAGATAAAAAGAACCCAGAGGATGTAGACACTAAAGCAGAAGACCACCTATATGATGCCCTACGCTATGGCGTTATGACAAGACCCCGTAGTAGAAGTATATGGGATTTCACGCCTGACAAACCAAACCAGGGCTTTCAAGCACAAGATACAACATTTGGATACTAAAACATGGCAGATATAGACGAAGTAACCTTTGATACAGATGAAGTTGTAGCTGCAGAGGACGCAGAGGATAGCATCTTTGAAGCTAAATCTAGTATTGTATCCTTTGTTGATGAACGTTTTAGCAGAGCAGAAGATGCTCGCAGAAGTGATGAAGATAGGTGGTTACGTGCTTACCGAAACTATCGTGGTTTGTATGGGCCTGATGTAAAGTTTACAGACACAGAAAAGTCTCGTGTATTTGTTAAAGTTACGAAGACTAAGACCTTAGCTGCATATGGGCAGATTGTTGACGTATTGTTTGGTAACAATAAGTTTCCTATGTCAGTAGATCCATCTATTTTACCTGATGGTGTTGCTGAATCAGTGCATATCAATATTGACCCTAATGCTGCAGCAGCCGGTGAAGCACTTAAAAGTGTAACACAAGACAAGCCTTCACGGCCCTACTTACTTGACGGTAATGAGAAGCTAAAACCCGGAGAAACGTTAGAAGATCTAAAGCAACGTTTAGGGCCGCTCAGCGACAAGTTAGAATCCGTATCAGAAAAGATTGTCGAAGGTGATGGTACAACGCCTACCACTGTTACATTTCACCCTGCTATGGTTGCAGCTAAACGAATGGAGAAGAAGATCCATGACCAGCTAAATGAGTCTGGCGCTTCTTTGCATTTACGCTCTATGGCATTTGAGATGGCTCTGCTTGGTATGGGTGTTATGAAAGGCCCATTTGCTGTAGATAAAGAGTACCCTAACTGGAATGATCAAGGTGAGTACGATCCTCTTATAAAGACTGTACCTGAGTGTAACCACGTAAGTGTGTGGAATTTCTACCCTGACCCAGAAGCTACATCTATGGATGATGCTGAGTACACTATTGAACGCCACAAGATGTCACGTACACAGCTACGCTCTCTCAAGACACGCCCATACTTTATGGATGATGCTATTGATATGGCAGTAGCCAAAGGCCCAGACTACGTGCAGAAGCACTGGGAAATGACTATGGAAGACAATCAGGTTCATGCTGAGTCTGAGCGTTGGGAAGTGTTAGAGTTTTGGGGTTTTGTTGATACAGCTATCTTAGAAGAGCACGGTATTAAGATACCTACTTCTATGAAAGACTTAGATGAAGTAAGTGCTAACGTATGGATCTGTAATGGTGAAGTACTGCGTATGGTACTAAACCCGTTCAAGCCATCACGTATACCTTACTATGCTACCCCATATGAGCATAACCCCTACAGCTTCTTTGGTGTAGGTATTGCAGAGAATATGGATGATACTCAAACGCTTATGAATGGCTTTATGCGTATGGCTATTGATAACGCTGCATTGAGTGGAAACTTGATAATTGAAGTTGACGAAACAAACATGGTTCCGGGCCAAGACTTATCTGTGTACCCCGGAAAAGTGTTTAGGCGTCAGGGGGGTGCAATGGGTCAATCCATCTTTGGCACCAAGTTTCCTAATGTAGCACAAGAAAACATGCAACTATTTGATAAGGCTAGGGTTTTAGCAGATGAGTCAACTGGATTTCCATCTTTCGCACATGGTCAAACAGGCGTTTCTGGGGTGGGTCGTACTGCTTCTGGTATTAGTATGCTTATGTCTGCTGCCAACGGCTCTATCCGTACAGTAGTAAAGAACGTGGATGACTATTTGATTCGCCCTCTAGGTAAGGCATTCTTTGCATTCAACATGCAGTTTGACTTTGATGAGAAGATTAAAGGTGATCTAGAGGTACGTGCGTCTGGTACAGAAAGCTTGATGGCTAATGAAGTACGGTCACAGCGTTTGATGCAATTCTTGCAAGTAGCACAGAATCCAGTACTGGCACCTTTTGCTAAGATGGACTACATCATTCGTGAGATTGCTAAGTCTATGGATCTTGACCCAGACAAGGTTACTAACTCCATGCAGGATGCGGCTATTCAAGCTGAGATCTTGAAGGGCTTTCAGCAGCCAGCACAGCCCCCTGCAGGGCCAGAAGGTGTTGCAGCACCAGAGGGTGCTCCACCTCAAGGACAAGGCCCACAGGGCGTAGCTGATACGTCTGGTGGTGGTGGTTCACAGATGGGTATAGGAACAGCCCCTACACCAGATGAACAAGGGTTTACTGGTAATGTCGCTTAAACAGTTTGTAAATAACAAGCAAGCTATCGAAGAATTTTATGCACACATAGATGATCTAGTCACTATACAGCATAGAATTATAGAAAATGCAGATACACCTGTAGAGGTACACAGAGCACAGGGTGCAATTGGTGTGCTTAGACGATTGAAGCTACTCAGGGAGACAGTCAATGGATTTAGTAAGTAAACAGACTGATGAGGCATTAGGTTTTGCAGCAGAGTCTGCTAAAGCTGTTGAAGATGCCCCACAAGTCAATACTGACTTATCCTTTGGAGACGCTGCTACTTTTATTGCATCAGCTACACCTGTAATTGGTGATGCTATGGCAGCTAAAGAAGTATATGATGAATTAAACAAAGAAGATCCTAATTACTTTCTCGCGGGTGCACTAGGCGGGGCTGCTCTTGTAGGGCTTGTTCCGGGATTGGGTGATGCTGCAGCTAATGCGATAAGGGCTGGTGCTAAAAAGGCTGCAGAGACTGTAAAGCGTGTTGAGTTTGACCCAGATTCACTA